AAAAGCACTATTTCGCGCGGTACGAAGGAGAGAAACCAGACAGCAAATTCGAGTGGAACCACATCTATTTCTCACTGAAAGAGACTTGTAAAATCGTGAACATCACGAAGGGTTACACCCCCACATCGGCTCCTCAGGGAGTATCTTCGGCTTCCCTATTCGTAGCTGCACACTGGATGCTGGTAACTAGACTTTTCTCCAAAATGCGAGACCGTTGCATGAGGAAGAACTCAGAGCATCATTCGCTCACAGCCAATGGAAAATCAGAAGCGCAGTTATACGAAGAGATATCCCAGGTCACCCAGCACATGTACACGACCGGAGCAAGACCAGCCGTGATGGACCAGATCCAAGCCGACAGTGGCAACACGGAGCTCAACGTCCTCCTCAGGATAAGGTACATGATGAAGCTCGGATTTTCAGAGGACGCGTCCAAAGCCTACTGGAGATTCGTGAATAACATGAAGCTCAAAGACCCGAACATGAAAGCCAACACGCAATACGAACTTAGCTCCGGTATCCTGATGACTATGACGTGTAACGAACTCAATTCGGAGGTTCTCGGGAGATACGTTATTGAAGGCGAGGGACCAAGCCTTCAACTAGGAAGAGGCGATGACTTGTTTGTGATGCAGGCAGACCTAAAGCTAAACCCCGAACGACTCAGCAAAGTAAAAGAAATATGTAATATAGGATGGGACTTTGCGACTGACGACTGTTTGGAGTTTTGTGGCATGATATTTTGCGACGGAATTATAGCTCCCAATGTGTATAGGAAGCTGCTTCAAGCATCCTCGTACAAAGCCAAAGACTTCGCGGAATTTGCGATCTACCAGCAATCCCTACGAGACTTCCTCGAGCTCTGTCGGAAGGTGGGTAGAGAAGAGTGTGTAGCAGTACTGTCCATCATGTACTCACACTGGCCCCACATAGTCCAAGAAGGAGAATGCGAAGCAGCGATGTCCTGTCTCGAAGCTCTCGCCTTTGCAACTGAAAAACAGTTCAAAAGCATCACGAGCAAATTTACTTTGAATTTCGAGCAGCACTCCGCTTTCGCCAGAGAACAACCGGCTCCTTACGTGGAATTTTACGTAAAGCCAATCGCCCAAATGGCGACGCCCAAGACCTAAAGACACCTGCAGGTGCTTTAGATAGGCAGAAGATTATTAGTTAACTTTTAAAAAAAA